TCCGTGGCTGTTTGCTGTCCGGGCCGCGGTCTATTATCGTCTTTGCAAAGGCGCCCGGCATCACTATGTCGCCATCCGAATCCACATTGCCGAAGGCGGAAAAATAGCCGGTAACAATGCCCGTTTTCAGGTCGGCATCTTTAAAGCTGGCCGGAATTACAGCGGTTTTGTAATTGTATATATTTTCCATGCGGGGGAAAGGCCGTTTTTGAACGTGTCCGCCTACCGGCGGAAGGCATTTCAAAATTAGTACAAATAAGTACTAAAAGCACTAATTTATTAAAAGGCACTTAAATGGTAAGATATATTTTACCATGTGGTAAAGTATTATTTACTTTGTGGAACAATAGCAGAAAGATATGAAAACGAATAAGGGGAAAATAGTGATCGAAAAAATAAACTACTTCGGCGGTGAAGATTTTAACGCGAAAGCACTTTACAGAAAAAACGGGAAGCTTTATTTGTGTCATATCCATATTGATTTTTTCAACCTAAAAATTTATGCCGAACGCCAACAACCAAAAGAATGTAAAGTTTTGACCGGGTTTGAGGCTGCCGTCAATGCCTATGCAAAAGAAACAAACTGGTTGTTCGCTTAAATATGAAAACACTTTTAGAAATATTTTACAAGGATTTAGATAACGAGCCAAACATCTTAAACATTGAGCCAATGAAGGATATTTTAAAGCCCCTTAATGCCCGCGTATTCTTTACGCTGTATTGCCCGCAGGTCGGCAATTACACCCACAAAATGAGGGGCAGGGACGGCCACGGCAGGCCTTTACAGTTCACGCCGGAAGATAAACAACTCATTGCGGCGGCGCTAAAGCAAATGGCCGCGGAAATTAGTAAACAATTAAAAAACATATAGTATGAAAAAATCAATCCTTGCCCTCGCGATTGCAGTGTCTTTAACTTTTAGCGCATCAGCGCAAACATGGCCGAAACCACAATTAACTAAAGCCTCTGCCGCTTATGGTAAGTGGATAAATATGGAAGGCGTTACCATGAAACTAAATAAGCTCTCCCCCGTAGCAATCAAAGAAGCGGTTACAGAAGTAAAGGAACTGCTTAAATTAATTGATGCGGATTATTATTCGCCGACAGTTGATAACTCCCTTTTCTATTTAAACGAAACGGAAGAGGATTACGCTAAATTCTATGTAAATGCCTCAATTGACTTTTCAAAGGTTGAAAAAGCATGGAAGGGGCTTTATAATGGTAAGCAATATCTGATAACATTGGCTACTACCAAAGAAACTATTTCAATTTGCTTTCGATAAACAACGTAAGCCCCTTAACGGGGCTTTTTTATTTTCTTTACCTTCGCCTTTATGATTAATCCTTCCGACCTCGCCACGCCTGTCATCATCAAAACAAACGACGATTCCGGCCATATTATCGAAACCGTTACCGGCGGCTTCACCAAACGCGAAGTAATTATTTACGCCTTTATGCAGTCCGTGATTGAAACGGAGAACGAGCATGATCCGGCACAGGTAGCGATAAAGGCGGCTGCACTGGCCGAAGCGTATTTTAATGCGGGGTAACTATAAAAGATGTTCAAATCTTTGCATGGAAGCAACTTTAGCTGCCCTCTTCAATCGTTCTATATCACATTTATTGCCATATGCGTTTATATCATAAGAACATTTAGGGCAGCAGTCATTATTTTCATCTGCAAAATCTATTTTGGCTGTTCCGCATCCTTCACAAATCCATAAATACATGTTTAAATCCCACCACCCTTCCCCCCTAATACATAATTGATAGCCGCCTTCTTCATGCCAATTACCCCAAATATTTTTTATTGGTAAGTCCCGAAAAAGAACAAGGTTATCGGTAAACCATTTAGATGCCGGTATATCAGCGGCTTCATAAAAACCGGGCTTTATTTCAACATATACACCCTTACTTTTTCGCAAATAAACATCAGGTAAATAGAAGTCCGGCAAATAACATTCTCCTTCATCGCTTTTAAACCCCTCTTGTTCATACAAATATTTAATTCGTGCATAGTCAAAAAATACCGCCCATTTAGCCTCTAAACGTGACCGGTAATAATTGCCATTGAAAAGTGTATTAATTGGTTCCATATTCTTTAATGCGCATTAAACGCCGGCAGCGGCAGCCTTTCTGCATCCAGCCTCACCGGCATCCCATTGGCATCACGCACCACATTAAAGCCCACGGTACAACGGCATTGTATCACGTTAGCCGCTTCGCCCGTTTTTGGGTCGCCCGGCTGCATTATATCATCAACGCCGCCGTTTCTATTGGGTACATAAAACGGCTCATCCATTTTCGCCGTTACGCCGTGCATCGCGGCATGACTAAACTCATCGCGCGGTATGTGCCGCGTTCTGTGATCCCTGGCAGCGATCCAAAGTTTCTCCGTAAGCAATCCCGTCTTTTTAGCCCCCTGTACGGCCCCGAAGTTCGCGGCTTTGATTGTCTCCGTTCTGGCGATTACAATGGCTCTATTGGCGGGGAAATCGTCTTTAAGCATACTATCCGCCACCTGCTGAATGCTGCGCCCCTCTTCCTGCGCCCGGATTACCTGCTGCAGGATCCAGTCTTTCATAGTGTCGCTAATCGGCAGCACCGCCTCGTTAAGCAGGTTAAGCCGGAAGTAAGCGATTATTTCGGCCACCATTTCCTCATTGTAGCCGATAGGCATCAGGGCTTTCGTGACCATTGCTGATTGACCATTGACCATTGCCTTTTTGCCATTCTGCAAGGCATGCCTTGCAGCTACATCGCCTTGCTTTTTCACCATCTGGTAAACATGCCCACCCCAAACGCTGCCGGCATCGGTGTAAATGTTTTGAATGGTGATAGCGATCCCGGAAGGCTTCAGCATGTTTTCATCCAGGTATCTTATCGCCGCCTGCGTGGTCGGCTCATCCGTGGCGTTAAGAATCATTTGCTTTAAGTTCGCGTGGATCTTCGGGCGCCAGGCGTTTTGACGGCTTACAGTAAAGCGTTTATAAGCGGCGTAATGTTTGGAAATCTCGGCGGCGTTCATAGTACGAAGTTAAGAAACTGCCTGCCTGCAAAGGGCTTTTAATTGCGGCAGCCACGGCCCATAATTGCCGGTGATAAGGTTTTGCCTCATGGCTGCCTTTACTGAATATTTGGCAGTCGTTTTTACTTTCAACTCCCGGTAATACTCTTTTCGCTCCGCGGCGAAATAACTTTTTTCACCTTCCAATATCCCGGCAAAAATAACCTTGTCGCCATCTTCGACCCACGCATGAGCGGAAGGCCTGCCGTCGGCATATACTATACCATGCACCAAATAAAGCCCCTTTTCGTTATCCGGGTGCTGCTTTATCACCTCGTAAATAAAATCCAGCGCATCGTCAAAGCATGTATGTGTCGGCAGAATATCGGGCATCCTCTAATTATTTATTCTCTTCATAATTTCTTCCATATCCACGCTGATATGTAAGGCTTCAAAGTTTACGATCTCGCCGGCCTTATAGCGCTCGACCATTAGCCGCAATTTCTCCCGGCGGTACATTACCTTTTGCAGTTCTATCTTACATTTTTTGTGTTCCGGGGTAACGGGAAAGGCGAAGTCTAAAATTTCGTTTATGTTCATAGTGTAGGGGGTTTATTTTTTAAGCATGAAATATAAAAAGGCAAGTATAATACCTGTTTGCGTAGTTGTTGCGATCAAATACCATTTAACACAGGCGTTTTCAACTTTGCCTATTTTTTCAATAAGCTCAATCTTATCGTCTTTAGTCATAAATATTTCTTTCATATTTTCCACATTTCCCCGGCGGTTTTCTTCCATGTAATCGGTAATTGTCTTTACATCTTTAGGGTTCGCATTCGGCGCAAGCTTAGTGAATGCTTCGAATACATCAATAGTTGAAGTCATGGGTAATTATTATTTCCTGCAAAATACTAATATTAGTACAAAATTATAGATAAATTTATTAGAACGCTACACGATCGGCGCAGCAAACGAAAGTTCATCAATGAGGCTATAACCCTGCTTAACTAAGGGGATATTCATATTCTCGTTATCAATCGCATCAAATTTAAACATACCGCGCATTTCGTTGCCGGTGGGCGTTATGGGAAGGGCTGCCAGCACATTGGCAAGCTGAAGGAAATCGTCCTGTAGTTCTGTTATGCCGCTCACATCAACATCAATAAAGCGCTTTTTCTTGTCCGGGGACATTTCTTTGGAAAGCTCCGCGTTGAACTTATCGCGGAACGTATAAGCCAGCGGCAGGCAAACGCTGGTGTACATTTGTTTCACCATTTCCTTTACATTCGATTCCGTGGCCGCAACGTCGCTGTTAAACAGTATCGTTGAAACCTTGTAGATATTGCACAGGCGCTTAAAGTCCATGTTTTGCAGCTCCACCAGTTCCATATCGGCCAGCTTCAGACCAATAGGCAAATAACCTTTTTCGCCCGCGCTGAAAAACGGGGCGCCTTTATTGCCGGTGTTGCGGATATACGAGAAAAAGCGCTGCCGCATAAGATCAAGGCTTTCCTGGCTTATCTCTTCATTGCCGATCGTTTTATCATAAACGATTCACGGAAGGCCACC